ATGGACGATCAACTTAAAGGTGCTGGTGCTAAACAGATGAAAGCCGATCTTACAGGTGGTGATACTAAAGCTGCTGATATGGAAAAGCAATCACATGCAGATGCAGCAAAGGCGGGTAGAGCCGGCCCAGGTACAAAAGCTAGAACTAATGATAACAAAAAAGGAGATAAGAAAGCTATGACTTCAGCTACACCAGTAAACGATCCTACAGCAAAGATTGTTAAAACAGAATCTTATGGAATATCAGGAAACAAAATATCTAGTGGTTTACTCGATGCTGTAGCAATGGTTGAAGACATGAATAAAGTTCATACTGTCGATATTGATCACATGACCGGAACTGCTGGTTCACATGAAAAAAAACATGGTATTACTTTAAAGAAAGGTAAGAATTATGGAAAAGGACCAGGATCAAACATGGCAACTGATGCAACTGGCACTAAAGCTAACTTACAAAAATATTTAAAGAAACACTATGATGGAGAGCATAAAGAGATGCATCCTGAAATTTATAAGTAAAAGGAAATATAATGCAAGCACCAAATTATCAAAAAGATGCTATTCCAACTCCTCAGGGTTGGAGGCATCCTAGAACTGGAGAGCTCTTAGTTTCTATGAAAATATCTGAAGCTGCTATTAACGAGTACTTAGGCGTTAGTCCTGAGCCACAAATGTTAAAAGAAGCTCCTACTAATTTTCAAGAAGCTAAAGTCGAACTTATGACTGAAGACAATTTACCTAGTGAATACGAAAGTATGACAAAGGCTGAATTGGAATTGGTTGGAAGACAACACGGTATTGAACTAGACAGAAGAAAATCAAAAGCAGCGTTAATACAAGAATTGAAAGAGATAACATAAAACTTTATATATAATTTTATAATGATATTTAAAGAACTAACTGAAAAGAACTTATTCTTATACGCTGCTAAACACTATAAGAATCCTAAGTTCGCAGACATTGATGAGTTTAACGAAGACTTAAAAAGATTTAAGTATGTTAAACGGTTGTTAAATCGCTATCTCGAATCTGATGATTTGCCGTATCGTTTACTATTAAATCATTTTATAGTAATCTTTAATGTGTTTGGAAGTGAAGCTGCTTGTAATATATTGGAACTAAAACTTGAAGCTAAACATTGGCCTGTTGTTAAACCGTTTTTAATATTTTTAAATTATATTAGAAACGATCAATATACTGGTATAGTTATGGATCCATACGTTATCGATAAGTTAAGGAAGATTTAATGGGAATATTAAAAGGTGTAGCTGATACAGTATATGCATTTAGATTTGTGCGAATGATGGTTATGGATTGGAAAAACTGGGATGCTTACAAAGAAGGTCTTATTGATGAAAATGGCAAAAGAATTAAAAGTGTAAAAATTAATTCAGATGAAAAAGCCGCTGCTTATACTCCTTTCGTTCGCCTTGTGGCTAACATTAAAAGGCTCACTGCAAAACTTCCAGGAGGTGGAAGTAAACTCGGATCTTTTGCGTCAGCGCTTTATCTCGTTAAAGAAAAAGCAAACCTCAGCGAAAAAGGTTTAGAAGATATTTGTGAAAAATGTAACATAGAAATATTAGATTTTTTAAATGAAAATAATGAATGGTTTCTATTAGAAAACAAACAACTGTCACCAGGACTTTACAGAATACAAAATGCTAAATTATTAAATAAATCATGTAGCGAATTAGTGTGGGCTAAAGATCAAGTAAGAATAAAGGAAGATTGTTATCCGATTGGAAACGTTTTTGGTGTAGATATATATGAAGCAATACACGTTAAAACTAATCAAGATGTTTATATAACTGCAGGAGAACTAATACGATGAGAGTAGCTGGTAGACAAAAAGGAAGTAAGATAAAAGCTTACACACATGTTACAGTGAATCCTAATGCTCCAAAATCAAGATACACTTTTAGTATGCATAGTTCAGAAGCAGGAGCTAAGAAAGCTGCAGAAAAATATTCGCCATTAATTGGTGATGATTTAAAAGTAGTTAAACAAGCTGGAAGGAGCCCGAGTACAGATATGTTTGAGGAAAAAATAGAAGAATCATTGTGGGATAATATAAGAAAAAGAAGAGCAGCAGGAAAACGTAAGTTAAAACCTGGCGATAAAAATTATCCTAAAACTCTTAAAGTTGGTGAAGATGTGCCTTCAACAAATACGTCATCTATTCCGAATCCTGCTACTACGTCAATGGGTCCTAAACTAAAAACTACAACTATGCATGATAAGCGTAGAAAAAAAGATCAGTTCCCAGTACTACTAAAAAGATTTAGAAAATATATAGAAGATCATGGCTAGGCTATATCTTTTAATATTTATTGTCGGCATAATTGGTATAGTAGGTTATGGCGCTAAATATTATTATGACACTACACAGAACAGAATAGCTATTCTTACAAAGAATAATACTAAGTTAAAAGTAGCAATTGAAACATCTGAAAAAAGTATTAATAATTTAAAAGTTAATATTGCTAAGATGGCTACTTTAAACAAAGCACTACAAGTTGATTTGCAAAAAGCTGAAGCATATAGAGATGAATTAAGATCTAAGTTAAGTAAATTAGATTTAGTAGTAGAAGCTTTAAAAGATTCAAAAGTTTTAGAAGGAAAGATGAATGGCGCAAGTTATACATTGTGGCAAGGTATCATGGAAGAAACTGGTAATACTAATAAGTCTGATAAGCCTAGCTGGTTGCAGCGGCCTGAGGATGGAACCGGAAATAAAAACGGTAACGAAGATAGAACAAATAACGATACCAGTAGTAGCGAGACCAAAGCCATTAAACCTTAGTGATACAAGAGTATTTGTAGTCACAAAAGATAATTATGAAGAGTTTGTAAAGGACTTTAAACAAGTTTATGGCGAATTAGCTTATGTTGCGTTAAGCATGAAAGATTATGAAAACTTAGCAATTAATATTGCAGAGATGAGAAGATATTTAAATCAACAAAAAGAAATTATAGTATATTATGAAAAGGCAGCAAAACCTAAAGAGGAGAAAAAATAATGGAGTTTATAATAGATCAACTAGTCACATGGTGGCAATTTACGATTGTCGGTGTATTAATTATCATTGGTTTTATAGTTAATATGTTCGGTGTTGATTGTGATGATGTCATTATTGGATTTGAATATAAAGAAATGCCAAAGCTACAACCTATAGCAATACCTACTGCAGGTAAAGGTTTTTGGGGAGCAATATGGATGTGGCTAATGGGCACACGTAATTGGAAACTTGCAGAAGACTGGCAGTTTAGAATGGAAGGAACTTGGTTTGTCATTCCAGCAGGATTTACTTTTGATGGCGCATCTATTCCAAAATTCTTACATACATGGTTATCACCTACAGGTGTATTGTTAATGGGTGGATTAGTACATGACTTTGCATACAAGTATGAAACATTATTGAAAAAAAATAAAAAGGAAACTATAGGAAATATTACTCAGAAGAAAGCAGATTTAATATTTCGTGATATAAACATTGAGCAAAATGGATTTCATCTATTAAATAAATTAGCCTATTGGGCATTAAGAATAGGTGGGTTTGTTGCATGGAACGGACATAGAAAAGTGAATGCCAAAATAGGAGAATAACATGAACGTAGGCGAACAAATAATATTAGCGGCTAGAAAACAAGCCGAAGGTGAACTTGAAATTCACAAAGCAAATATCGAAGTATATAGAACTATGCCAGCTGGTATAGGTGAACATGGCGACATTACAGAAGCAGTAATGGCAGAACTAGATAAGATGTCAGCAGCGTATGACAGAATTGAAATGATTGAAAAATTCTTTTCGAAAAAACACAATTAATTCCTTTACAAAACTAGTTTTTTAATATATAATAGATACAACAATCAAAAAAGATAAGAGGAATAGAGATGCAACAATTCGTTGACACAAGGGATTTTCTGTCTCAAACTAAGTTCTATGAAGGCTACTCACGCTATAAAGAAAGCGAACGTAGATATGAGACTTGGGATGAAGCAGTTGATCGTGTAATAGACATGCACGAACAAAATTATATTACCAATAATAACAGATTACAACCATTTGTAGAAGAAGCTCGTACTGCATATAAAGAACAGCGTGTTCTTGGTGCACAACGTGCTTTACAGTTTGGTGGTGATCAATTAATGAAACATCAAATGAGGATGTATAATTGTACATCGTCGTATGTAAATAGACCAGAATTTTTTGGTGAAGTATTTTATATATTATTATGTGGTGCGGGTGCAGGTTTTTCTGTACAAAAACATCATATTAAGAAATTACCAAAAATTCAAAATAGAACTAAACAAGCGAAAGGTTACATTGTTGAAGATTCAATAGAAGGTTGGGCTTCAGCATTAGACATATTAATGTCATCTTTCTTTGTAGGTGGAGGTAAATACCCAGACTATGAAGGAAGAAGAGTATTCTTTGATTTATCCCAAATAAGACCTAAAGGCGCAAAAATATCTGGTGGATTTAAAGCACCTGGACCAGAAGGCTTACGTAAATCATTAGATAAAATAGAACACTTACTTCAAGGTATTGTAATAGATTCCAAAGAACCAAGTGAAATTAAACCTATAAATGCATATGATATCACAATGCATGCAGCAGATGCAGTGTTATCTGGTGGCGTAAGAAGATCTGCCACTATTTGTCTTTTTTCACCAAACGATGAAGAAATGATGAATGCTAAAACTGGTAATTGGTTCATGGAAAATCCACAAAGAGGCAGGTCTAATAACTCTGCAGTTATTGTAAGAGATAAGACTACTCCCGAAGAGTTTGGCAAGATTATGGAATCAGTCAAACAATTTGGAGAACCAGGATTCGTCTTCGTTGAATCTACAGAACATACTACAAATCCATGCGTGGAAATTGGTATGTATCCGCAGATTAATAAAAAGTCAGGTTGGCAAGGTTGTAACCTAACTGAAATCAATGGAGGGAAATGCAATACCGAGGAGGACTTTTATAAGGCATGTCGAGCAGCGTCTATCCTCGGTACCCTACAAGCTGGGTACACAGACTTTAAATTCTTATCAGACACATCAAAAAAGATTTTCGATAGAGAAGCTTTACTTGGTGTATCAATCACTGGATGGATGAATAATCCTGATATTCTTTTCAATGAAAAGATACTTGAAAAAGGTGCAGAGATTGTTAAAGAAGTTAATAAAGAAGTTGCAAGCATTATTAAAATTAATCCTGCTGCAAGAACAACATGTGTAAAACCAAGTGGTAACGCTTCAGTGTTATTACAAACTGCCTCAGGTATTCATGCAGAACATTCTGATATGTATATACGTAATGTTCAAATGAATAAAGAATCTGAAATAACACAAGCTATTATGAAACAAAATCCGTATATGGTAGAAGAATCTGTTTGGTCATCTACTGGCACAGATGTTGTTGTTTCATTTCCAATACTGCCTAAGAAAGGTTCAATGTATAAAGACGATCTATTAGGTATTAAGCATTTAGAACTTGTTAAGAAAGCTCAAAAGCATTGGGTTGAAACTGGGACTAATGAAGATCTTTGTGCAGATAAAGGTATAAGACATAACGTATCAAATACTATTATTGTAGATGATTGGGATGACGTAGAAAAATACGTATATGAAAATCGTGATGCCTTTGCTGGTATTTCATTTTTAGCAATGACTGGTGATAAAGATTATAACCAAGCGCCAAATACTGGTGTTATTGATTCCAAAA